CGAGCTCAGCGTCTTTGCCACCTATTTCTTCCTTTATAATCGCATCTATGATTTTGTCCCTTGTCACTTCACCATCAATGGCAACATAGCTATAACTGTAACAAGTTCTTTTGCTTCCATCCATTTCGACACGCTCTGATTCTTCAATGTCATATCTTATTTGTGTCTTGCCTGCTGATTTTACTACCACATCAGGCATTGTATCTGAACCATTTATCATTCTCATATTTTAATCCTCCTTAATGGATTTTTACATTTTTGAAATAAACAAACTATATACAGTATATTTATTATTTCAATATTTATATACTTAGATACTAAATTATAACAAGAACCTTGTTTTAACCACCCATAATAACTCATCAAACTGTTTATGACTTTAGTATTTGGTAAAGTACTCCACATTTTAATAATTGATTTTATTTTACTTTTAAAATTGGTAACTATGCTTTTTCTGACTAATATAAATTTATGAAAAAATCGATAACCTAAAAAACTAATACCTCTATCTTTTACACAAAATACTTGATAATTCTTTTTTATTGATAAGTAAATCTTATTACAATAAATTCTAATTTTATTAAAAACATAGTGTAATAATTTTTTAGATTTGTTTAATAAAACAAAATCATCACAATATCTAAAATAGTATTTAATTTTTAATTTTTCTTTTATTAAATGGTCAAGTTTAGACAAAACCAAATTACCAAAATACTGTGATAAATAATTACCAATCGGTACTCCTTTAACAGAATCAATTATTGTATCTAAAAGCCATAAAGTATCTTTACATTTAATCTTTTCTCTTATTACACTTTTTAACACATCATGGTTTATGGATGGATAAAACTTTTTAATATCTAACTTTAAACAATATTGTGTATTTTCAATATCCAATAAACTTTTTTTAAGTCTTTTAAATCCATCATATATTCCTCTGCCTTTAATGGAAGAAAAAGTATTTCTAATCAATGTTTTTTTCCAAATAGGTTCTAAAATTTGCATGATACAATGATGGATTATTCTATCAGGGAAATAAGGTAATTTATATATCTCTCTTTCTTTTTTATTAAAAACTCTGGTAAATACCTCATATTCAGAATTTATAAAAGTTTTATTTTTAAGCATTAAATGAATCTCATTAAAATAAAATTCTTGATTACTATCAACTAATTTAACTTCAGAATAATAAGTCTTACCCTTTCTCGCATTAGCATGAGCTAATCGTATGTTTTCAATATCATATATCTTACTATATAAATTACCATATCTTTTCATAATACCTTTCGTTTTGCCTCCTCTGAGTTTTCAGCATACGCTTACCAACACATATGAGGTATATTTTTTATTTTTCACCAAGTGGTAGAGGTTGTATACTTATCAAAATAACAAAACATGGTGACTCCCAATATTCCGATTAACATTACCTGAAGTATTATTACAATTCAAATAGAAGTAGCTATCATTCACGTCATTATTAGCATTACCTCCAGATTTAGTAACCTGCCAGAATATCAAGTTAAGTATACAACCCAAAACAATTCCCTCCTTAAAATAATTTTATTTTCTAAAAACGAGGCGACCCGAAACAGCCCGAATAACACCACCCGAAGCATTACTACAACTCAAACAGAAGCAGCCAGCATTCAAACCATCATTAGCCTCACCCCCAGACTTAGCAACCCGCCAGCCAGCACTTTGATAGTAATAATCTGTAATTTTGGCTGACCCTGAACCGCCAGTTAAAGAAGCTGGCATAAATGCTCTGCCATTAAGTTCAAGTGTCCCTTGGTACCCGTCAGCGTTATGCATTGTAATATCTGCACCGTTAACATCTTTCGGTCTTGTATAATTAGAGGCTGTATCATCTGCAAAATTAGTTGGGTTGTTGCATAAATAAGGAATGTTGTTATTAACATTGAATCCATCTATCCACTTATAGAGATGACCGTAGTAATTTTCCAACCCTCTGTAACTGAGATATACAGATTGCGCCCCTGCACCTGTCGTGATTGCTGCTGTAGCTGTATTGCCTGATGCATTTCCAACGACATTGCTGTTACCTGTTTTAGCAATCGGGTTATAATCGTTATAAGCTGCCCAATCCCCAACCTCCGCTATGCCGTAACCCAAAACTGACTGAGAATAGAATGAAGCATATTCCGTGAGATACAAAAGCTGAATAGTAGAATGCACATCTATCATCATCTGACTCCAGCCTGCGCCACGCTTCGCAGCCCATGTCCTAAAATGTGCTCTTGTACCATTTGCACTTCCACCTGTAATTGGACATACACCAGACACCGAAGCGAGCTTGTCATTTGACGCATCAGTTTGGGTTTGAATGATGGCACTACTTGTCTGGTCGGTAAGGTTTTCGTCAACTGTTATTTTAGTAGCTGATTCTATAGCCTTTACTGTTACCGTACCATCATTAGTTCCTGAAGCTGTACCTGATATAACAAGTTTCTGACCAACTTTTAAAGCATTCGTCCATCCAGTTCTTGTAGCTATCGTGATTGAATCATCGGACGTTGCAAACACCGTACTGACTGCTGTCTGATAGCATTGCCCGACAAACAGACTTGCCGACACATCTTCAAGGCTTGCTTCATATGCCGAGACATAAGCATAGTCAAGCTCTGTAGTGTCGCTCATAAAAGCAGGGTGTACTTCAAATCCCGCCAACGGAACAGGCGATATTTCCCATGTATGAGTTGTGCCACTGTATCCATATCGATACCAGAATTTCGGAATCTCAACCATTACCTGACCGTCTGTACCGTCAAGAACTGCGGCTGTTGAACCATCTTCTTTCTTTGTCGAGTCTGTAGCAGAAAGGTAATAATTAACCGTGCCATCATCATTAAGAATGCACCTTCTCATTCTCCTTTGGATAGGCAGAAAGGCATCCGCAAGAGTAACCCCGCAAGTCTGTCCTGCTGTTGCGCCTGTACGGACGTAGGTGTCTGCTGACTCGTCCCATGAGACGCCATAGTATTGCTGAAGACGTATATCCAAAACATACTTCAAATCATCAGGAGTGACAATTCTCGAAGTATCTGACCCCGCAAGAGTCTCTGCATTGGTGGCTAATTCAGCGACACCCTTTGCACTGGTTGTTGAAGCTGTACAGTTTGATAAATTCCCACTTGCAGGAGTACCTAACGCTCCACCGTTAACAACTGGAGCACCCGCCGAACCTACGTTGACTGCGAGTGCCGTTGCTACACTTGTTCCCAACCCTGAAACTCCAGTTGCTATTGGTAAACTTGTGCAGTTAGTTAGTGTACCACTTGCAGGAGTACCGAGGGCGGGGGTAACAAGTGTTGGTGATATAGCCCTTACTGGTGCACCTGTGCCTGTAGCGGTTGTCCATACAGGTTTAGTTGCTGCTCCGCCACCTACTAATATTTCCGTGGTAGCTCCAGGTGCAACCACTTCTACAGCACTTGTTCCGTTCCCTATTACTATTCCTCCATCAGCAAGTGTAGCTGCTCCGGTTCCACCAGAAACTACTTGAAGAACGCTTGATGACCAAGAACCTATTTGTCCCCAAATCTTTTGAGTTAATCCCATGTTAATACCCCACTATAATATTTAATACACCGTTAGATGTGGAAACAGCATTGATGAATTTTAGATTAGATATATTATTCCACCCATTTATTTCTATATTTTCTATTGGTTGCATAAGAACACCCTGATTAGCTGGAGTTGCAGCTGAGTTTGTAGGGGTGTATCCACTCCAGCATATTCTCACGTTGTTTGTCTCGCACTGTAACAAAGCGGTCTTGGCTGGTATCATTGGAACCGACATAACAGCAGACCTAGCCACTCCAATGGTAGTAGGGCCAGATATAGTTATGTTTTCTCCAGATGCCCAAGTACCAGTTATATTTGTAATAAAAATTATGCCTGCAGCATCGCCTCCAGCGAGTGTTCCAGAAGTAATAACTACTCCATTAATGTTGGCTGTAGCACTTGAAGTACCACCTATGATGTTTTTACCTACTGTTAGGTTAGAAGTACCAGCCGTGTAGTGTAGATATGTGTTGACCCTTGGATTCAAGATTAGAGGACTTATAGAATTAGCTGCATCTAGACCCCCATCTCCAGAATATTGTAAGTAAATAAATGCTTCTCCTGATACTGGGAACATTACCATGTTGCTCTCCTTATTAGTTTATTTGGTACAAAATATATTATTATCTTTTTGTATAGCATAAATGAATCTGGCCAGCATATCTACGAATTTTTCATCATGTCCGTCATCCTCGCAACCCATTTCTCTTAGGATAAGGTGCATAATCTCGTGCAAGAAGGTAATTTCTATATCTGGAGTAGATATTGGCTGTCCTTCTGCGTTATTTTGTAGATAAATCTTGTGTGTCCTATAGTTTATTTCGCCCATATGATTGTTTTTATAGCACAAATCATCTTTATATTCTATAATCCACTCAATTCCCAGGAATTTAATCTTTTTTGGTATGTTAAGTATCGACTTGCTCAAATTCGCCTTCTATGACTTCTGTCTGTTTTAGGCTATCCATGAAAGTTTTTAATAATCCCTCTATAACTGGAGAAATTATGGTGTTTCCTGAGTTCATTAATACGTTAATTTGTTGTGAAGGGGTGCCACTTAGTAGTCCTGGAGACTCCAAAACCTTGGTAGTGGCCTTGAAAGCTATCTCTTTGTCTGATTTATCTTTGTAGTCGTGTGCTCTATTAATCCATTTTTCATAGTTTTTTACTGCTTGAGGGACAAGATTGAATAATCTGCCCCTCTCTTGTTCTATCATCTGCTTGATTTCTTCTTTAGACATGGCATGAGTGATTATTTTCTCAGATACTGTCCAGCCTATCTTGTTCATCTCGTTCTTTATCTTGGGAACTGATAAACCGGTAGCCGCCATCTTTGCTATGTTCATATCTCGAAGCTTTATTTTATCCTTATACTTCTGGGTATGATTACCGTTGGCCAAATTAATTCACCGTAAAGTCTGGTTCTGTAATACCTATGTTGACAGGGTATGGTTTTACCTTATTTTCTTTTTTTGGGGCATCCAAAAGAGCACCATCAAAGCCTATGGTTACATCCAGAGAATCTCCCTGACATATAGCGTGGATAATGTCTATTTCGTCTTCATCAGACAGCTGTTTGTTAATGAAATCCCTGACTTCTCGCCACTGCATAAGTCACCTCGTATAATCTAGTTAAGTTTCTTTTACTTCATGA